CTCTTCCGGGCGGTAATCATCACTCACGCCGGACGCATCATCGTCCGTTTGACCATGCCGAGCCAAAAACAAGCGTGGCTGGCCCTCCGCCCGCAGATCCCACAGCCACTCAAAGTGTTCGCGGGCCGATCGGCCTACATTCTCAGGCCGCAAAGCCTCGGGCTGGAAACCCTCAAAACTGCGCAATTGGGCTTCAATTCCATCATCGGAAACGCCCCGAGCGATGTTTATAGACATGAGAATAGAGCGGAAAATAAGGTTAATAGCCTTATAATTACGCGATTCTCGCGCCGCAAACCGCCCGAAAGCGTCACGAAATGCCGGCCAAACCGCGCGCTTCATACTGTCTTTCTCAGGCTTCTTGGGCTGATCCACGCCCTGGCCGGGAATACTGGCCGGGCTGGATGGAGCGTTAGGGCTGGTATTAACTTTTCCAGTAAGTATCACCTTGCCGTCCGCATCCACACACGTCATATTAACCGGCACCAGGTAGCTCTCTCCTAGAGCGCCGGGAATTGGGTTCTCGTCCTCCATTTCCAAAATCTCATTCGGAGTTGACCAACCCCATTGTCGGGCAGCGCTGTAATAATTCTTTTTCGCGGTAGCGTCCGGCAGCTTGAGATCGCGCATGTCGATTAGCGCAATGTAGGTCTTTCCCGCGTTGCGGCCTACCGTGACGGGTGTAAAGAGCTTAACCTTCAACTCCTCTTCAATGGCGGCCACCCAGGGTTGAAGGGTGTAATTAACAAATTCCAAGGCGACTTGCTCAGCATTCGCTCTTGCCGCCCCGATTTCCCCCAGCATCGTTACCGGCATGCCGAAAATTGCCGCGATTTCCGAGCGCTGCTGTTTGCGCGCCTCAATCATCTGCGCTTCTGAAGGCGTGGACGAAATCTTGGTGAATTTCAGGCCCGCTTCGAGCACGGCCGGCCGGTGGACGTTCTCTCCGCCCTGGGACTCCATCCACATATTGCGAAGCGCGTCCCGCGTTTCTTTCTTGAGCGCTTGGGGCGTTTCCAGCACGCCGCTCGGAGTGGTGCCATTACCAAAAAACTTTGCCGCGTACTTTTCCGCCGCGAGCGCAAGGCCCATAGCCTGGCGCGAAAGGTAAACCACGTCCTGACCGAGCCGGGCATCAAGCGCCAGACCGGGCACATGCAGCATGTCTTCCTTGCGAATCGCGCGCTCTACGCCGGTAACCCCCTCGGCATAGTTTTGGTCCATCTGCTCCATACCCTCGGTGGTGATATACACCATCGGAAAAAGATTATCAGGCTCGCCGGGAAACGGCTTTAAGAGCCTCCGCGGGCGCGTGCGAACGGGATTGCGTGGCCAGATCGCCACCGGCCTGCCGCCCTTATCGCGCTGAATCTCCGCGTAACCATTACCCCACAACAATAGATGACAAACAAAGGTGCGCACGAACGTCGCGCGCGTCATTTCATCATTTGGACGATAACGCAGCACATCAAATAGCGGATGCTCAAGAGCCAGGCGCTTGCTGTGTCGAATACCAGATTCGACACGCTCGAAAATTCTAATAGGTTGGCTGGCAATGGCGCCAGAGATCCGCGTCACGCACGCCAGGACATCCGGGATCTGCAACGCAGTGAGCTGTGAAACGCGAAGACCGGCGTCTGTGCGGCCTCCATTAAAGATGTCCATCAACCACTCAGCCGGAAAACTAAGCGGCGTCTGCGGATTTTCAAGCGAGGTACGGCCTTCCCATACCCGCTGCCAAACACTTTTTAATCCCGGCCAATTCATTTGCACGTCACAAGATATAGATTCGAGGCTCGATTGGATCTGTTTGCGCCAGCGCGCGAGCCAGCGCGATAATCAGCGCTACGGCGCCGTCGATCTTGTTTTCAGGCCTGTCTTTGCGCGGAAACACGTTATCGTTAGCGTCCAGGTGCGCTACTACGTTCGAAATACACCAGGTCATTATCGGGTTACCATCGTGGTGCATGCGGCCATCCAGCGTGGCCGCCTCAAGTTCCTTCATCGGCTCAGAAAGGCATTTGACTGTTTGCGGGATCTCGACCGGCGTGAGCCCGTACTTTTCGAGCTCCTGCATGAGGTGCGTCGCATTGTACGGATCGAAACCGCACTCGATGATATTGAAATGTGAAATGTCAGATTTCAAATCATCTCTAATCTTGGAATAATCAATAACATTACCTTCCGTAGCAACCAGAAAGCCCTCTTTCACCCAGCGCTGGTAATGCTTGCATTCAGGGGATTCCACGCGCTCAGCCGGAAGATAGAAGCGCGGGAAAACGTAATAGTGCTCTTTCTCACCCACCCAGCGCCGGAAAAGCTTTAATGATACCGCAATGTCGATCTTACTGCTGAGATCGACCCCAGCAAAGCATTCATCCGATCTAAAATCTTCCTCTTTCAGCGTCCGGTCGGCGCCCGCGTTCCAGCGCTCCATGTTCATCCAAGCCGTGGATGCATTGCACCAAATATCAAGATGCTTCGTCTTGAATGTGTTGGCCTTGCTCGCATTCTGAATGGCTATCGCCTGGTCATGCTTGAGCGCCCTCGGGTCAATACTAATCCCAAAATTGGGATTTGCCTTGACCAGCGCCGCTTCGCCGGTCCAATCGTCGCCCTCGTCAATGCCGTAGATCGCTGCGAATAGAGCTGAATCATGAAACGTGCCCTCAAGCACTCCCTGCGCCTGCACCTGAAGATCACGGCACGGCGAACTTAGGTCTGTACCCGCTGTCGTAATGGTCAGCAGAAGGGGTTGTTCGCGCCCCACCATACCAGTCTGGAAGGCATCATAAAGAACCGAGTCTGACGCCTCGTGGTACTCATCACAGATCCCGCACGAGGGAGCCGCGCCGTCGCCCGGCTTTCCAATCACCGCCTCGAACCTCGAACCCGAGGCAGGATGCCGGATGGCCTTCGCATGAACCTTGAGCCCCAAGTTATGCTGAAGTGCCGGCGTGCGATCGACCATCAACTTTGCCGGTCGGAAAACCTCCCACGCCTGGTACTGCGTATTCGCCCCACAGTAAACCTCCGCCCCGGCCTCATTGTCCGCGCACAGCATGTAGAGGCCGATTCCGGCCGCAAGCGGGGACTTGCCGTTTTTTCGCGGAACACAGATATAAGCCTGCCGAAACTGCCGAAGGCCGTCAGGATCGAGCGTCCCGAAAAGCGAAAAGATGATCCAAACCTGCCAGGGTTGTAGATGGAACCGCTCGTGTCGCGCCGCCCAGCGTCCTTTGACGTGGGGAAGCTTTTCAATGAACCGGCAAGCCCTGCCCCCAGCCTCATCAAAAATGGAATCGGGATGGTCAAGATATCGACGAGTGGCAAGGCGAATCCACTTAGACGCAAGAATAACTCCATCCTGAACGTCTGAGCAGTAGCAATCCGCGATAGCGCGATAATCCCGTGTCTCAATTGGTAAACTCCGACCATTCATCATTCAGCTTTAACTGTGGAGACGGCGGAACCGGGACCCGAGAGCGATCAGCCGGCATCATCCCAAACTTACCAAAAAGCGTGAGCAGACGATCCTCTTGTTTGGAAGTGATCGTACCGGCGAGCTCCTTAGCAATCAATCGGCAGAGCTTGGCGAGAGGATAACGATCCGAAAGCTTAAAATATCCCTGGGGAAAATCAGCATGAAGCTGATCCCATACCCGCCGCGCATCCTCCGCGAACCCCTCGGGAGCATCCTCCTGGCCAAGCGTCGCCCACTCTGCCGCGTTAACCCGATCCGCATACTTACCCGGATCGTGCGTAACCGTACTCGGTAGTACGTTCGAAACAGGTTGTGGTCTACCCGGCATTACCATCTCCATAACTTCCATAACCCAGGGTTTTCATTCGTCGGACGTTAATTTGAGGGTGGGAACACGGTCCCGGACGGAGCCCTGTTTTATTCTAGACACCCCTTACCCCCGAGGATTGCCGAAGCCTCCATCCTCAGCCGCGGTCTTACGCGCGTGGCAGGCGAGGCAGATACCTTGCAAATTGTCATCGTCATCAGTTCCGCCGTCCTCGCGAGGAATGATGTGGTCTACACATTCACTCAGGACGATGTGGTTTGGCAGGTTGAATGGGTTCACGCATATTGGATCACGCCTCAGAATGTGCGGACGGATGCGCGTGGTCCAGCTCCAGCCGTAACCACGCTTGGCCGAAGAGGGCCTGGTATTATCCTTGGCGCGCTCGGCAGTCTTATGTTTATCGCAAAACCGTTCGTGTGTTACGTTTGAGCAGCCCGCGTGGGAGCACGGACGTGGAGCGGACTGCGGCATTAGAGTTTGGCTTTGATATCGCCGATCAGCTGCTTAACGTCAGTAACCGCCGTCCGTTCCGCATTCAGCAGGTAGACTTCAATTGCAGCCAGCTTAGCAGCGTTCTTGACGCGTCCGGCAGCGAAGCCAACCGCCAGCGCCAGAACCAACAGGAAAATGTGAAACATGAATCAGCCTCCAAATGGATTGGCAAGCCAAGCCCAGTAACGCCCTCCAACATCGAATCACT